AGAGATGTTGCGAGATATGCTGGATGTGCTGCGAGAGATGCTGCGAGAGCTGCTGCGAGAGATGCGAGATATGCTGCGAGACGTGCTGCGAGATATGCTGGAGATGCTGCGAGAGATACTCAAAACAAAGAATTAGAAGCGATGTTAGTTAGTGAATTATCTAATGATCTGATTGCTGAATATTTGGAGGAGAAATGTTAACAATAGAAACGAATGATTTTACAGTAAGAAAGAGTTGTTACGACGAACAAGTAACTTTAACGATAAAGCAGATTAGCGAAGGCGGCTTTGACGAGTTATTCGATACTTTGATTAATAAAAAAGGGCTTGATTTTGTCTTGAATAAAATTGACTTTGAAGCGATAGAAATATATGTGATTAAAAAGCAACGAAAACTTTTAGAAAGAGAGGGTGAATAATGAGCGAGTTAAAAAAACAATTATCTAAAATTCAAAGAGAATTAAAGACTCCGAAAGGTCAAATGAATACTTTTGGAAAATATAAATATCGGTCTTGTGAAGATATTTTGGAGTCATTAAAACCACTACTAGGAAACTGCATTCTTACCGTATCAGACGATATGATAATGGTAGGAGAAAGGACTTATGTAAAAGCAACGGCAACCATTTCGCTAGGAGACGAGTCAATATCTGTCAATGGTTTTGCAAGAGAGCCGCTAATGAAAAAAGGAATGGATGAATCTCAAATTACTGGAGCGGCGAGCAGTTATTCGAGAAAGTATTCCCTGAATGGTCTTTTTTGTATCGACGATACGAAAGATGCCGACGCGACCAATGATCACAAAGGCGAGCAAAAGAAAGCACCACAACAACAAACTGAAATAAAAGATCCTTCAACATACGTCGTATGCGTGGGAAAATTTAAAGATATGAGAATCAATGAAATAGAAGAAAAAGAGTTGATCGGATATTGCACTTATATTAAGCAGCAGGGCGAGGTCGACGGTAAGATGAAAGAATTTATCGATAATGCAAGAGCATATTTGAAACAAAAAAAATAATATCCTGGAGGGATTATGAACGACTTAATTAGTATTGATATTGAAACCTATAAATCTGAAAACTCAATGAAATGGTGGGAGAAAACAACAATCTCCGCACCGTCAAATTATAAAGATCTTGAAAAGGTCGACGCATATATCGAAAAAGAGCGCGAGAAGCAAAGCAAAAAAAGCGCATTGCACTGGTACGTTGCAAGAGTCGTAAGTGTTGCAATGGTTTTTGGCGACAACAACGAATCTGTTTTTATTAGCCATATCGATGAAAAGAAATTACTATCAACATTGTTTGATTCAATTTCTCCAAGAGCTAAATTGATTGGAAAAAATAGCAAGACTTTTGACTTTCCGTTTCTGATTGGCAGATATATGGCTAATGAAATGAAAATACCGCAAGCATTGAAAAATAAAAACGATATGCTCGACGTTGAGGATTTTTTCGGATATGGTCAAAATTCTTCAAAGGGCAAATTGGACGCATATGCTTTTGGATTGAATCTTGATGCGAAAACTGGAAGCGGCGGCGGGGTTGCTGCGCTATGGGAAAAGATTTTGGCGGGAGATCTCGAAGCGTTGGAAGAATTGAAAAAATATAACATTCAGGATGCTATGATCGTTCACGAAATGGCTAAAAGGTATTATCGATGAATTTATCAGTAGTAACGCTAGGGCTGATTGGGTTAATTCTCTCAATTGGCTCAACGGCATTGTATCAACATCAAGGCAATCAAGCAGGATCTATAATTATGGGATCTTTTATTCTAATTAATGTGGTAATAATTGGATTAGGAATTAAAAATGGAAAAGAATAAGCGAATGGAGCAGGTGGCGACGGAATATATCTATTGTGCTTTGGAGGAATTGCAAGGCATAAATAAAGAAGACCCTTGCCAAAACTACGATTGGGCGATTGCTGCATTGTTGAACGCTATAGGCGTTTTAAAGAGAAAGGAAAACGGCGGTAGAGGGACAAATGATTATTACGAAAAAGGAAGAATCGATGGGAAAAATAAAGAAAATAGTTAATATGTGGAAGTGCTTTAAATGTGGGCATGAATGGAAATCTAATTTGAGAAAACCAAAGATTTGTCCAGTTTGCAAAACTTATAAATGGAATGATGACAAGAAATGAAAAGACAAATTGAAATTATAAAAAATTTAATAGATCTCGCAATGTCGCCTTTTAAATTCGCTAAGATTTTAATTTGCGAAATATGGTCATTAATAAAAGAAGTTTGGAAATTATTATAACTTGGAGGAAAAATGAAAGAATTAATAGTTTTAGAAAGTAAAAGTGCGCTTGAAATATTTTCAGATAATGGGCTTGATCCTATTTTAAATAAAATCGCCGAAGAAGTGCGAAGTTTTGCGCCGGACATTTCAACACCAAGCGGAAGAAAAGCAATCATATCTCTTGCAAGAAAAGTTGGAGATTCAAAAGCATATATTGAGAAGACCGGAAAAGAGCTAGTCACTGAATGGAAAGCAAAGGCTGGAGTTGTCGACAAAGAGAGGAAAAAAGCAAGAGATTTTTTAGCTGAATTGAGAATAGAGGCGAGAAAGCCATTGACCGATCATGAGAATAAAGAAAAAGAAAGGGTTGCTGGGCATGAAAAAGGACTAGAGTATTTTCAAACAATAATAAATGCCGCCCATGATGACACTGAAAATCTTGATGAACTAAAAAGGAAGCTTTGTGTTGTCGAAAGCATTGTCGTAGATGATTCCTGGGAAGAGTTTAAAGACAGGGCTGTATATTCAAAAACAATGACAACTGACAAGCTCAGTAAAATGATTTTTACTCTTCAAGAGCGCGAAGCCGAACAGAAAGAACTTGAAAGGCTTCGAGCAGAAAATGAAGAAAGAGACAAGAAAAATAGAGAAGCCTTGATAGCAAAAGAAGCTGCGGAAAAGGCGACATTTGAAGCTGAACAAAAAGCAAAGATTGAAAAAGAAAAAATCGTTCAAGAAAAAGCCGATGCGGAAGCAAGAGAAAAGGCGCAAATTGAGAGAGCTGAAAGATTGGAAAAAGAAAAAATCGAAGCTGCGGAAAAGGCAGAAATTGACAAAAAAGAAGCTGCGGAAAAAGCCAAGCAAAATGAAATAAAAAGAGCTTCCGACGAATTGGAGGCATTGACAAAAGCAGCGACGAAACGAGAAGCAAATAAAAAACATAGTAAAATGATTGAAGACGAATCTATTCAATCGTTAACAGAAAATGGCTTAAACTTAATGACGGCGAAAATCGTCGTCAAAGCAATCAAGTCCGGCAGAGTAATGAATATAAAGTTGGAGTATTGATGAATTGTGAAATATGCGGAAGAACCGACAATCTAACGAAGCATCATAAATTTTCGCAAACTAAACTTCATAGAAAGCTGTATAAAAACCTAATTGATGATCCGCGAAATATCTCAATTTTATGCTTAGATTGCCACCTAAATAAGCCAATTGAAAAGTATACAGAATTGGTATTTTGTGAAATATTAGGGATCGAACCGAGAAGTAAAATAGCGAAAGAAAGATATGAAAAAGCTAAGAAATAAGTTGAAAATATTATTTATGATTACCGACCCGATCGACCCGCACAATACTAGGGATTTGCTGGTTGTTTTCTCTTGGTGCGGATTAATATTACTACTGTTGAGGTTTTTATAAATAGATAATATATAATTATTTGATAGGAGTGACAGAATGAGCCTAGAGAAATGTGAAAAATGCGGAGAACGCTTTATCGTGATTGATCGAAAGCTACTCGAAGAAATTAAAAAAGAAAACGAGAAACTGAAAAAGCAAGTTGCTACTCTTGAAAAATACAGAGAAGAACCATATCAAGAAGTAGTAAGATTGCAAAATTGCAACATTAAATTGCATCAGGAAAACGAGAAGCTCAAAAAAGAAAACACAAAGCTCAGAGAATTTGTATTTGACTGCTCAGTATCCCATCATGAAAACTGCGCAAAATACCGAGCAAAGAGATTGGTAAGTAGATTTAATATCAAACAAAAAAGAATTGTTTAAATTTGCCAAATAACACCAAGTAGCGATAAAATGACGAATGATCGCAGCATGGTTACTAACAATCCCTCTTGATATTATATTTGAGATATCTATTCTTAAAAGAGTTGACGAAAAACTCATTGCTGCAATTGTTTATACTGAAAGCACTGGAAACGCTTGCGCTACGAGATACGAGCCGCATTATCAATGGTTGTCAGACCCAGAAAAATTCGCAAAGTCAAATAAAATCACAGTTCAAACCGAAGTTGTTCACCAAAAAACTTCATGGGGCTTAATGCAGATAATGGGAGCAAATGCGCGCGAGCTAGGGCTTAAAGGCTCTCTAACTACTCTATGCGATGTCAGGGTTGGATTATGGTACGGAATTGAATACTTCACGAAGCTAATTGACAAGTATGATAGTATTGAAGATGCAATAAGTGCCTATAATCAGGGATCGCCCAAAAAAACGAGTGAAAATAAGTATCGAAATCAGACCTATGTTGATAAAGTTTTGGAAAAATGGGACTATCTTAAAAAATTACCTTCTTTTTAAATTTACTTATTAAAGGTTATTTTCTATAATTCTGAAATTGGGGGAGTTTTGGATTATAGAATAGATTTATTTATTTGGTCGGTTGCGCTTTCGATATTACTTTCTTTCGTCGTAATGTATAAAAAATCCGGCTTAATTCTCACAATTGCTTTTGCATACATGCTATTTTCTGGAATTTTTTACGCATTAATGCCCGAATCACCTTATCTTTATCTTGGCAAGAAATCAGCCGTAGCGACTCAATACATGGCTTTTATGGCACTTGCGAACGCATTGCTATGCTTTGTACCAATCTTTAGTATGAGCATTAAAAACGTCAAGAGGTTGCTTCAATTCATAGTAGTTTTGTCAATTACTAGCTCTTTGATTATTTTGTATAAAAAAATAATTCATTTCAACTCTGGATACTCTTTTTTATATGGATTGGTTCAGAATACTAGCTCGGAAGGTAACTTTTTGGCGATAATGACCCCAATAATCTTTTTTAGAAATGATTTTTTGCCAATTAACAAGCCTTGGAGAATATTAGCTAGGATTATTCACGTAGTTGCTGCAATTATTACTACTTCATCAATGGCGATTGGTGGAATGTTACTAGCTTTTTGCCTATATGGAATAATTAAGAGCAAGAAAAAGAAAATGATTATATCAACTATCTTGATTTCAACTGTTGTCTTTGCACTATATCGAAGCGGGGTAGTTCTACCAACAAATAAGGTCGATTTATTTAGTTCAAGTGGAAGAGTCGAACATTGGCTTTTTTTCATGGATAAGTGGTGGGATTATTGTAATTTATATTTTGGAACTGGAGTCGGGACTTTTCAGGGTTTCGGACCATGGCTCCAGTCTAGCTGGACGCACCCAATTGTCCTTTTTCCCAATATGCACAATTGTTGGTTGCAGCTTGTTTTTGAAATGGGTTTTGTTGGTTTATTCCTGGGATTACTTGTCGCTTTTCAAGCTCTTTGGAGATCTAAAAAAAATACATGGCTATTTATTTCGATATTGATTTATATTGTTATCGCTGCGATGAATATGCCTACCAAATATCAAATAACGGCAGTTTTGGGAGTTATTCTTCTAAGATTGTCGTGCGAGAGGGATCGAAAATGGCAATTGTTAGGCTAGTAGTAATTACTTCATTTATGATCTTTGTAACTTTTCTCGCGCTAGTCTTTTCAATATTTGTAGATCTTTTTTTGATAATTGATACTGCATTATTTAAGATAATTAATTGGCTTTTACGATAGACATTTCTAAGCCGTATTTGTAAGAAAAAGACAGTGTTAGCCAATATGCTCCAATGGGTCGCGGACCATGACCCCGCTCAACCTCAAACTCACCAACCCCAGTGCCATATGAATCTTTATATGTCGGTATCTGAACAAAATAATTTGTTTTTCTTTCGATCTTACCATCGTTTGCTAAACAGAGCCTTACGTTTTCCTGCAACCAGCTTCGATGAACATGACCGCCAAGAAGAATATCTGCATTTTCTATATACGTTCTTTGGACGCTACTTTGTGGCATATTTTGCGTAGCATGACCGCCGCCGCCGTACCCATGATTATACCATATGGTTCGAGAGTATCCAGTCGTTCCGTTGCCCAGTTTCATGATAATTCGTATCCATCCCGTATAACCGAGAGCTTGAATTTGCGAACCTGTTTGATAATTGAGAATGTCGGCAAGTCTTGACGTTAAATCAGTCTCATGTTTCTTTTTTATTGCAGTTTCGTGATTTCCATGACCCATTACTAGCCAATTTTTTGCATATTTCTCATAATCTTTTGCAGTAGTTTTAACGAGGCTATCAAGATAATTATCTGTTTTGTGCTCGGGTCTCAAACTTGACTTACTGCTTCTCTTGTCGAATTTTCCCTGCATGGCACAGAATAAGTCTCCAATGTCTATTATATATCTATCTTTCTTTTCTTTATTGTTCTTAGCTAGGCATTGATCGAGGTGTTTAAATTCTAATTCTTGATTGCAATGTATGTTGTCGTGGTGGGCATCGGATCTCAATAAAAATTTTTGCGACCAGCCTGCCTTTACTCCATTTAATTCAATTCTTAGAGCGTTCGCGTCGGTCTTGACTATTTTAAAATTGTCTTCCATTAATACCTCAATTTTTTAGGAGTCATTTAGAAATTATCCCTTTTTTGTTGATAAAATGTCAAAATTGCGTTTTAGCGATGCGAAAGAATTACAATGGTTGGAATAATGTTGTCATGACAAAAAAAGATTAGTATGATTTGAGAAAACAAATGGAGGAAATTATCAAAACCTATCTTTTCACTTTTGGATTTAACGGAGAGGAAGCCGTTGCGTATGAAATGACTCAAGCTCAAAGAGATCAACTTTATCTTTACAAAGGCGAATACGGGGGCGAACCGGTGAGTTATTGGGATTGTAAGGGCGACAATGGTTGCGATAAATGCATAATAAGAAAAATCTGCGACGACAGGGGAAGCGATGGCTTTCTTTTAGTCGAAAACATTGAGGAAATATGAAAACATACATTTTTAAATTTAAAACAGATCGACCGGATGAAGAAATTGAGAAGATAATGGAGAAATCATGCAAGAATTAGCTGGAAAACTAAAATCAATGAACTTTAAAGATGATCATGGTCATCCTCTTGAAAATTGCATTGAGTTTCAAGAAATGAAATTGCAATTAAAAAGGCAATACGCTCAGAAGAAAATGGACGAAATTTGCAAGAAATTATCCAAAAAAATGAATAACCAAGATGAAATGGAATGGACGGCAAAACAGTTAATTCTCGCTGGAAGGTTGACCGATCATTTCTTCATGGCTTATTTAGCCGGAGAAAAAACGTCGATGAAATATGTAAAAATGGTGAAAGAACCTAACGCGGCGGGCGGCATTGATATGTACTTTGATAAAAAAACGAGTATACTGGTTTAGAGATAACAACAACTAGGGGGTTTTTGTGACTCATTGCGAACAAATAGAACAAGCGTATAAAGATCTTTTAAAGATCAATACTCAAAAAACTGCATTGTGCGCACACTATGAGGAAGAGTTAGGGAAATTATCAGCAAAGCAAACAGAAGCTATTTCTGAAATAGATCGAAAATATCAATTAATGCACGAAAGAGTTTTATCTTATTTAGTTGAAAATAATATAGTCATGGAGGAAAGTCCACAATATGACGCGATTATAAGTATGTTTCCAAGACGTACGAGATGAAGCTAATTTTAATCATAATGGCTTTTTGTATATTTATGTCGTCATGCACTACGATGAGAAGGAAGCTCCGAAAAAAGCCAGTTCTCAGAGTTAACCACAAAAGGCAATGCGTAAAAGAATTACTAGCAATAAAGAAAATTAACAATATTGACGAGGCGATTAAAGGCTGCGAGTGGGTTGAGGAAAAATGAAATGCCCAGTATGTGAAAGTCTCTCGATTAGAATAATAGGAAAAGAGTTTAGTACTTCAATGAAAGAGATGGGAAATGTAATTTTAGTAAATGATGCTAGGAATTATGTTTGCGAGGATTGCGGTTCTGAATGGGTAGCAAGCGAGCAAGCAAGACATATTGAAGCATATATAAGAGACCTGGAGAGGAAATGAAAGAGAAGATAAATTGCACCTTTACCAATATGGTAGATATTCACAAAATAATACCAAATCCAAAAAATAATAATCGTCACAGCGTTGAGCAAGTTGCAAGATTAGCGAAAATAATTGATTTTCAAGGACAAAGAAGACCCTTGATTATATCCAAAACTAGCGGATTCTTGAATTGCGGACATTGTACTCTCGATGCGATTAAATTGCTTGAATGGAAAGAATGTGCGGTTGATTATCAGAAGTTTGAAAGCGAAGCGGCTGAATATGCAAACATGACAGCGGATAATGAGCTTGCGCGGTGGGCTGAATTAGATAAGCATCAAATGGCTATATCGATTAAAGACATGGATTTTAATATTGATTTGGACTTATTGGGGATACAATCGTTTAATGACGACTTTGCGCCAGGAAGCGAGGAGGATCAAGGCGTTTTAGACGAACTAGACGCTAAATGGTTTACCTGTCCTTCTTGTGATAAAAAAGTAGATTTGAGGGACTATGGGCATTAAACCAAAATTAAAACTAGACTGGGCAACACACGAAGCCGCTAAATATGCTTGCACTCATTGGCATTACTCTAAATGTCTTCCTGTTGGAAAACTTGTAAAAATAGGAGTATGGGAAGATAATGTCTACAAGGGTGTTATAATATATTCGAGAGGTGCAAATAAGTCGCTAATGTCTCAAGTCGGACTATCTCAAACAGAAGGATGCGAGCTTACGCGAATTGCATTGACTGACCATTGTCACGAAGTTAGTAAAATGATTGCAATTTCTCTCAAAATACTGAAAAGAAAAGATAAAGGCTTGAAGGCAGTTATCTCTTTTGCTGACAAAGAACAAGACCATCACGGAGGGATATATCAAGCATCGAATTGGATATATATGGGAGAGACGAAAGGTGCTGACGAATATCTCTACAATGGCAAGAGGTGGCATGGTCGAGCGTTTAGAAAAAGCAAAGGATCTCATCTTAATTATTTAAGCAGAGGGCTTGAAATAATAAAAGGATCACAAAAGCATAGATACTTAATGCCATTGCATAACAGAAAGGCGTATGATAAATACTCCAAAGGAAAATACCCTACGCGCGTCGAGCATGAAAGTAATGCGTCTAGCTACCAGCTAGAAGAAAGCGGTGCAATACCGACTGACGCGCTCCATAAAAAGAGGAAATAATGGGAAGACCAAGAAAGGAATTAAACCAGGATGAATTTGAGAAACTTTGTGCAATGCAAGCAACAAAAGACGAGATATGCGGCTGGTTTGAGTGTGACGAGAAGACTGTCACCGCGCGTTGTAAGGAATGGTATGAATTAAGTTTTTCCGACACATACAAACAAAAGAGAGGAGTGGGAAAGATTGCACTTCGGAGAGCGCAGTACCAGAACGCACTTGGAGGCAATACTGTCATGCAGATATGGCTCGGAAAACAGCACCTCAAGCAATCTGATAAGCAAGAAATCAATAATCCCGATGGGAACATGTCGAGAGTCATTGTGGTTCCAAGCAATGGAAGGGAAAAAATCGAAGATGACTAAATGGATTAAAAAATTGTTAGGTGACTATTCCGCAACAACATGTCGACCATACCTAGATGAAACAAAAAAAAGTCGATAAAATTACCGCACAATCTGGACCACAAACACAATTATTGGAGTGTGGTGCCGACGTAGCTTTTTACGGTGGTTCTGCGGGCGGTGGAAAAACTTTTGGCATACTCTTGGACGCATCAAGACATATCAATAATGGAAATGCAGGCGTTGAGATCTTTAGAAAAACAATGCCTCAAATTACAAAAGAGGGTGCATTGTGGGACGTTGCAAAAGACCTATTCGTTCCGATGGGCGCAAAAACTAGGGAATCGCCCGCGCATGATTTGATATTTAATTCAGGATATAAGATGTCTTTTTCTCATTTACAACATGAAAAAGATAAGCACAATTACCAAGGTTCACAAATACCTGTTATTTATTTTGACGAATTAACTCATTTCACAAGGACGCAATTCTTTTATTTATTAGGCAGAAATAGGTCAACAAATTGTGGATTTGATCCCTATGCGAGAGCAACCTGCAACCCTGATAAGACCTCATGGGTGCGCTCATTTATCGATTGGTACATTGATGCCGATGGATATGCAATACCGGAAAGATCCGGCGTTATTCGCTGGTTGTGTGTAGTTGACGATAAGGATAATTGGTTTGATTCAAAAGAAGAGGCATTGGAGGCTTTTCCAAATATTCCACCTATTTCTTTTACTTTTATATTGTCAAGATTAAAGGATAATAAAATTCTTAACGAAAAAGATCCATCTTATCGAGCTAAACTTTTGGCATTGTCTAAAGTCGAAAGAGAAAGGCTTTTAGGCGATGAGGAAAAGGGTGGCAATTGGGATATTATGCCAGCGGCAGGAATGTTTTTTAAGCAAGAGCAATTTGAGGAAGTCCAGGCGCATCAACCATTTATTGAAGTCGTTAGGGCATGGGATCGAGCAGCAACCGAATGGAAATTAGGTGATTCGGGAGATCCTGACTATACAGTAGGCGTTAAACTTGGCAAATGTCATGATAATACTTTTGTAGTACTAGATGTAATTAGAGAGAGGTATTCTCCGGGAAAAGTAGAGGCATTGATATTGAATACTGCGCGTCAAGATGGAATTAATGTTACCATTAAAGGCTTTCAAGACCCTGGCGGCGCGGGAAAGGGCGAGGCAGAAAACTTTGTTAAAATGTTGTCGGGATTTGTTGTCAAAATAGAGAAGATTTCAACAGATAAAGAGACATCGGCGCGCGCTGTATCGGCTCAAGTCGAGGTAGGAAACGTCAGAGTATTAGCGACTTGCAGAAAGAAAGATGCGTTTTATTCGGAGCTTGAAAACTTTCCCGAAGATAATCACGATGATATTGTAGATGCTTTTTCGGGAGCTTTTAACTATCTGAATGAAGGTAACGTGGGAGAGTTTACAGACGATCACGTTAATAATAACATGGATAGTGAACATCAAGAAAAGGAAGAGTGGTAAATATGAGGGGCGACAAATTGACAGTAGGTGGGACTAAAAACAATTACGGTAATAATTATGATAAGATTTTTGGATCCGAAAAATCAACAAAAATGGTAGAAATTCCTAGAAAAATTATAAGCGGAAACGAGTTAAAAGATTTGAAATATGCAGCATATAGAGCGCATTTAGTTTTATCGACGAATGAGTGGAATAATAAAGGTGATGAAAAAATCGCCAATACTGCTATAAATATTCTTGATGAGATAGTTAATTGCAATGATATTTATGAAAAATAGAGAAAAATAGAGAAAATTTGGAGCTAAGAATGGCGATTTGGGATGTTTTCAAGAAGAATCAAGAGGTAGTTGAAAAAGAAATCAATACAGTAACAGTGCAAGTAGTAGAGCGAGGAACTTCGGGAACTGAAATCTATGCAGGTTATTATGATGAAGAGTATCTGGACAGCTTAAATACTAACGAGAGAGCCGCAGTATTCGACAAGATGCGAAGGAGCGACTACCAAGCCAAGATGCTTCTATCTGCGGTTAAGCACCCGATAAGAACGGCGAATAAAGAGATCTTTGAAGCAAGCGAAGACGTAGAGCATTTACGTCATGCCGAAGTTTGTCGCAGGGTATTACTTGAAGATTTGAATACCGACAAGTTTATTAATGAGCAGTTAACAATGCTTGATTTTGGACATTCAGTATTTGAAAGAGTCATGCAACCCAACATTAATAAACCAATCACGGACAAGGAAGGTAAAAAAATCCTAGATTCATACGTTGGATATAAAAAATTAGGTTGGAGATCTCCAAAGACTATCGAAACGTGGAATTTTGATTGCGTTACTAGAGAATTTTTATCTATTCGGCAATGTGCTGACGGTGATCTCTCGATCGACGTTGATATTCCTGCAAAGTTTCTCACTATTTTAACTTTAGAACATGAAGGCGATAATTTAGAAGGAATTTCCATGTTAAGACCTTGCTATGGTAACTGGTTTAGAAAAAACACTTATTTAAAACTTAATGCGATTGGAATCGAAAAATCAATGCCAATCCCTACCGCCGAAGTGCCATTGGGTAAAGAAGCGTCAACAGAATTTAATAATTTAGTCTCTGTTTTGGAGAAATTCACAACAAATCAAAAGAACTATATAACCTACCCTGTAGGCTGGAATGTAAATCTAAGTAATGGAACTGTATACGATCCATCTAAGGTCGAAACTTCTATAGATTCCGAGGATAGGAGAATGGCAAAGGCTTTTATTGCTAATTTCTTAGAACTTGGAAGCGGTGGTAGTACAGGCTCTTACGCATTATCTAATGATTTATCAGATTTCTTTTTGGGTGGTTTAGTTTATATTTCCAGGATATTAGAAAAAGCGTTCAATGATCTTTGCAAAGAAATTACTATAATGAACTTTGGAGAGCAGGAAAAATACCCAACATTTGAATTTTCAGGGATTAGAGATAAGGCAGGAAAAGAACTTGCGGAAATTCTAAAAATGATGGTTGATGGAAAGGTAATCGTTCCCGATGATAAATTAGAACATCACATAAGGAAGAGATTAAGCTTGTCTCCCAAAAGCGATGAGGGTCAAAGAGATCAAGAGGAAGCCGCGCCAATGCAGTTTTCTTTGTCTGAGAAAATAAAGATGGGAATTGAAGCACGAAAGAATATGGTGGAATAATGACAACAGAAACGGCTCCTAGCGACAGACAGGTAAATAGGCGAGAGCATGACAAAGACAAGAGAGCGAAGAGAGTTACTCTTGACGAATACCTAGCCTCGAATACTCTCCAATACACGACAACAACAATCAGTACAACAGCGAAAGATTCTAACTTTTTGGTAATTTACGAATAAATAGAGGGAACATGGCAAAGAATAAAGCAGGAAAACAAATACGAGAAGCTAGAAAGGAATTGCGCGACGTAATGATGTTAGGACTAGCACCAATTGCCGACGATATTATAAAAAAAGTTATGAATAAATGGAGAAAGTCTACAAAGGCATCAATGCTAAATGCTACTAAAGATATTAAGCCGATCGGAGTCAATATCTATAAGAAGGATTTGCAATCTGCTCTCGCTGTAGTCTCTTCCGTTGCGATCGATCAAGCCAGGAAAGAAGTGCCAAATACTAAGAATGTTAAATTTATCGAAGACGAAGAAAGATTATTATTTGGAGAATTTGAAAAATTACCTCCCAACCTAAGGCGACGAATCAATAGGACTAATGATTTATTAATAGGTACTCAAGTCGCAGATCTCGAAAAGTCTATTTATTTTCAATATCAATCGTCGGCAGGCGCAGGATTAACCGAATTAGAAATTACTGCCAACATGAACACAAAAGCCTCTAAATATATTGAAGGAAATGCGATAAATGGAGCCGCTGGAGTATCAGTATCAACGGTTGTTAATGAATCCAGGAACGCTTTCTTTATGCAAGACGATGTATTGGAGCAAATTGCAGCTTTTCAGTTTTTAAATGATGACCCAGTAACTCCAATATGCCAAGACCTAAACGGAACTGTTTTCGATAAGAACGATCCCGACCATTTCAAGTATACGCCACCGCTTCATTGGAACTGCGATAGCTACATGGTAACTATTCTGGTAGGAGATCCAAAAGCGAAAGAGATTGAAAAATTACAGCCATCCACGAAAGCACTTGATCAATCAATTCAATTTCAAGAGATCTTGACCGCATTGCATCAACGCAAGAGAAGAAATTTAAGTTGACGATGCCTATTATCTTAACAGAGAATTAGGTAATGAATAGTTATAGATTTATTCCCTTAAAATTATCCGAAACTCTCTTTATGAATCCCGACATTGCTTCTACGGAAGTGCAATTGTTGAGAACTGGGAAGTTTTTCCAGAAAGATGTTGAGGTTGAGATCACAAAAAAGACTCTTCGCAGTATGGTAAAGAACTTTTCGGAAGGGGTTCGCGGGATCGATTTAATGATTGACTATTCACATGACTCCGACAAGGAAGCGGCTGCATGGATTAAGGGCGTTTACTTATCTGAAAATGAAACCGAGCTTTGGTCAACAGTAGAGTGGACGGATGACGGTGAGAATGCGGTTAAGGGCAAGAAGTATAGATATTTATCAGCCGATTTCCAATTCAATTATAAAGATAACGAAACAATGGCAGAATATGGTCCAACATTGTTTGGAGCAGGCTTAACAAACAGACCTGTTGTCAAAGGGATGCAACCAACTGTAGAATTAAGTGAAATTAAACTAGGGGATAATGAAATGTTAGAAAAAATGAAAAAAGAACTTGAAGAAATGAAAGGAAATCTTGTTAAAAAAGACGGGAAAATAAAAGAGCTTGAAGAAAAACTAGCTGAAAAAGATGCTAAGTTTGCAGAGAAAGAAGAAGAAATCAAACTAGCCGAAGAGAAGAAAGCTAACGAAGTTAAATTGACAGAAGAGAAACTAGCCGAAGAAACTAAGTTGGCAGAAAAGAAAACTTCTTTTGATAAGCTACTTTCTGAAAGCAAAGCAGTAGAAGCTCAGAGAGATTCTTATATGAATGACAATATGGCAGAATTTATTGAAAAAGCCGTAGATGTTAACGCAAATGAAAAAGGTTCAGGCGCGGACGTTGAAGTTAAAAAACCAGTAGACTCTGATACTCCAGCGCAAGATAAAGTCATTGAATTAGCAGAAAAAAAGATTGCAGAAAATAAAGATCTCGATATCGGAACGGCACAAAGTCTTGTTTTAAGTGAAGACAAGAAATTACTTGACGCATACGAAAAAGAGATGAATCCAGAATAGTGATTGCCAAACCGTAGGGGAAAGCAGAAAATAAAAACAACGTAATCATGGATATGATTGCACCTAACATCAAGGATGAAAATATGTCAGTACACAGCGAACCTAATTTAGTTACTTATCAAGCCGAAGGCGCATTGTTAGCAAAATCTTTCGTTATTTTTGGAACGACTGACGGGCTAGTTGATCAAGCAGGGGAAAACGGAAATGTTATCGGAATCTATATGGGCGACGCAGATGCGGTTGCTAATGATTTCGTAGAAATTGCTCTTTTTGGCGGCGGTGCATTGCTAACAATTAGCGAAACAATCACAAGAGGCGATATTTTAACAGCAACACCAACTGGGATTGGCGAGCAAGTCGATGCAGCGGGTGAAATTTTCGGAGCTATTGCAATGGAAAGCGGAGTAGTAAACGACATTATAGGCGTACAAGTTGTATACGGACAATCACACGACTCGGATGCTTAGTAAATAATTTTATTAATAATTAGCTCATGGATTTGAGCGACTTTTTACAAGGAAGAAAATATGTCACAAATGAAAGCAATCGTTGATAAACTTTTAGGAAATGCATCCTCTCAATATATGCCGGAAGGTTTTTTAGCTGAAAGTCTATTCCCTAAAATCCAATCAGTACAAAATACTGGCAAATTGGCAAAATACGGAACTGATCACTTGAGAGTTGAGAATACTATCATCGGTGGTAAAGGTAAATATAGACGAGCAGAGACAGTTAGTAGGAGCTCGGACTCTTATTCAATTGAAGGTCATGGACTTTCTGGACTAGTCACTGAGAGCGATTACAGGAATGTTGAAAAACCATTCGATGCGGAACTAGATGAAACTATCGGGCTAACAACTACTATTTTAGTCGGTAAAGAAAAAGGCTTGGCAGATATGCTAACAAGCGAAACATATCTTACTCAATATACGACTTTGACAGGAACTTCTCAGTACAGTGATTACTTAAACAGTGATCCAATTGATGACTTCAATACTGCAAGAGCAACGGTTAAGTCAGGTTGTGGAGCAGCGCCGGATACTGCAATTTTAAGTTGGGAAGTTTTTAATCAGCTAAAATTTCACCCGGGTCTTTTGGATGCTCTTGGATTTAAACAAAATCGTCCGGGCGGCTTAAAAGGTTCTGAACTTGCATCAATCATGGAAGTAAAAAGAATAATGATAGGGGAAGCAAGTTACGAGTCAGCCAACAAGGGTCAAACTTCTAGCCTTCTACCAATTTGGGGCAAGCATATAGTTTTCGCAAGAATCCCAGTAACAGCACAAAAAAGACAAATATCACTAGGATACAATTTTCAACTTGCAGGAATCAAACAAAGAAGAGTAACAAAATGGAATGTTAATAATCCTCCAGGCTCTAAAGAGATCCTAGTTGATGATCATTACGATATGTTAGTTACAAATGCAAATGCAGGCTATTTAATTAAAGACGTAATAGCTTAATTTGTTAGAATATAAATTTTAAATGAGGTATTGATATGAAAATGATCACTTTTATCCTTTGCGCTTGCGTAATGTTTTTATCGCTAAACGCCTGGGCTTCTCCAGTTAAAAGAAACTTTAGAGATATGAAATTGCCAACCCAAGTAATGATGGAAAAGCAAACTATCACGAATCCTGCGGCAGCTTCAAGTGTAGATGTCTTGGCTTATAATGCAGGAAATACGAGTTCTTCGGCAACGACAATAATTGTTGGAAATTTAATAGCACAACCAGACGTTCCCAGGAACTTAGTAGTTCAACCTTCGGGAGTGACGGGCGATGTCTCGGTTTGCACTTTGGTTATCAATGGAACCGACTTTCATTCTCAAACAATCTCAGAAAATTACAGCGTAACAGAGAATCTTTCAACTGCACTTACTGGATCATTAGCTTTTAAGTCAATTACAGGGATTACGCTTCCAGCGGGTTGCGAATCGGGAGCTTTTGGAGCAACTTGGAATGTTGGTTATGGCGAATTGTTAGGGCTCAAGAGATGCATGGATTCAGCAGGGCACGCAATCTTTTCAACAGTGGGTGGGGCGTATGAGGCAACGAGAGTTACCGCAGCGGCTTCGACATCAGTTGTAAGTGCAAATACGGCAGATTTTAACGGGACAATGAACGGAACAAATGACTTTGAACTATTCTTTATCCAAAATTTTCAGCCTGCCTGTTTTCCATAAACAATAATGCGAGGGAATTATGACAAATATGAAAGCTAACAAGAATTTTAGTTGCAATAGTGTTGCAAAAAGAAAGGGCGACGATTTGAGTCAAAAAGATATTGACAAGATCGGAGAAAAATTTCTAATTGCATTGATAAAAGATGGATTTATTGTTGGTGATCACGTTCAAATAGCGCAAGAATTGAAAAACGAAAAAGAAGCTAAAGAACAGATAGAGGAAAAGAGGGATTTTGTCCCAGTAATTGAAGAAAAAAAAGACAACTTCTCTCCAATCCCAGTCAAAGAACTAAAAAAAAAGATTAAAAATAAATTGAAAAAGATTAATAAAAAATCTAACAAAGTAAAGTGATTAAATGGGATATTGCACCAATGCCGAAGTTATTAGCGAGTTTAAAAGCATTGACACAACCAATGGATTAATCACTACGACAAAAATCGATACATGGATACTTCAAGCCGATGCTTATATAGATGGGCGAGTTGGCGTTGTCTATGCTACCCCAATAACTGGCACTAATTCATTGCTGGTTATGAAAAATATTTCAATTGGTTTGGTAGCTCAGAGAATTGCAAGGATTTTAGAGACAAAATCAATTTCTCCAAAGGGTGATCAATATATTCCAAAGGATCTTATCAAAGAAGCGAAAGAAACTATTCAATTTATAGTAGATAAGACAATGAAGTTGAGCGATGCCGTTGAAGTTTCTACTCATGGCGGTGTTAAAAGCTATTCGAGCGACAATACAGTTACTAGAACATTCAGCCAATCAGCGGATCAATGGTAATGGCTCGATATACTATAGATGATTCCGGTAAATTTGAAAGTGCATTAAAGGACGCGCTATTAAAGTCGGGAGACTTGACCATTCCATTTAATTCAATGACAAGAGAATGGTTCAAGGCAAATAGAGCGCAATTTTCACTAAAAGGACCTGGGCAATATACCGACTTGAAGAAAAAAACAAAAAAACAAAAAGCGGCGGCGGGATTTAGCGTATATCCTATTTTGGTCAGAAACGGAAAGCTTAAAAGATCGATGATCGTTCCTGGAGATACCGGAAGCGTTGCAAATATTGTTAATAAAAAATTTCTTTTTCTTGGAACTAAAGTTAAATCAAAAAAAGGTCACTCATATCCAGCATCATTGCATTACGGAACCAAGAGAGGTATGCCGAAAAGACCCGTTGTTTTCGCAAAGGGAGAGGGTGCGGCTCCGCAACAAATCAAAAAGAGAAATAAGTTATGGATCGAGTCGATAAAAAAATATGAGATGGATATTTCCAAATTTGGAGTTAAAAAATAATGGCAAGTAATGACTTTGAAGACATTCTAGCCGCTGTTAAGCTGATAATGACTACCAATCTAAACACAAAGATAGGTGCAATTAACACCGAGAAAGGCGATGGAATAACAGTACCAACCATAAAAAGTCAGGCATATTTTCTTCAATCTCTTGATGATAAGATAGCTAATTTCAATCCTTTTATAGCTTATGGGATTGAAGATATTGAAGCAATTTCAAATAGCGTCGAGGTTGCTGAACAAATGTTTATTAGCGTTGTAGTTGTCTTGGCAGATAACGGGATAACTAGCATAAATGAAATTTTGTTCAGATATTCAAGAGCATTAAAAGAAATTTTTCAAGAAAATTGGCAAAACGCAGGCATAGGTAATAGAATAGTAATTAATAGGTTTACTCCGGTACCTTTCGAGGCACTGGACTCTTCGGCTCAATACAAGGCGGTCGGGGTTATTTTAGAAACAACATTAGCTTAATAGCTTTACTACAAGGATGTAACAATGGCACCTACAGCACCAAGAACTTTTTTCGGAATCCACAGTTTTTCACCATATAATTATACTAATGGGGAATTTTATGGAATGTTGCGCGTTTTAGAAAATTCAAGCATAGGGCTAACCGCCGAGACCATTTCTCTTCAAGGCGGATCTAACAAGTTCGATTGGTCGGTTGAAATTGGATCAATGACGGCTGAAATGGCACTTTCTTTTTCTGAGTACCCAGATTTTGTTTTTGAATTGTTTGGTGGAAACGCTCCAACTACCGTTGCGGCGGCTGCATTGGGCACAATCGACAATGCTCTTGCAGATAAAAAGGGAACTGTGTTCATGCAACAACTGGAATCGCTTCGGTTGATATTATCGAAGATTCCGAAGCTGATTTAAAATTCGGACGATATTTAATAAAGGTTGTCTCGGAAACAACGGTAGATGTTTACTTCTCTTCTGATTTAGACAGAGGTAGAGGGGCGAATGTTGATATTCAAAACGATGATATGAAAATTACAGCGGACGCATTAACTGTTACCGGAACTGGCGGGACAGTAACTATACCAAACTGCGGAGTCGAAATAACTGGAGGTTCTGGAACTGTTGCCCTTGTAACTCTCGGAGCCGTTGGCGATACAGCGACTTTTTCAGTCAAACCGCAAAATACGGAATCAATGTATGTAACGATAGGTCAACAGCTTGATCAAGTTTTCCCAGAATTTGGAGCCATAATTATGGGCGCAAAAAAGGGATCTGGTCAGATGGTAGAAATCGATGCTTTGAAATGCAAAGCTGCTGGACTACCTCTCGGATTTGCTAGAAATGCTTTTGGAACTTCAGAAGTTACAGTGAAATTGCAATATGATGCTGAACAAGATGGCGTTTATACATTGAGATATGTAGCACCAAGTACACCATAATATCTTCCTAATTCCCTCCAATATTAGGACTTACACTATTAGTCGAGAGAGTCGTTTTTACGGCTCTTTCTTCTTTTAGAGTATGATTGCATATCTTCCGGCTCAATCTCTCGCCTCATAGCATTTAGAGCCGAACAGACTACAAATAAAGACACGTTGCCGCCTGCGTATTTATCGGCAAGCCATTTGATTCTGTTTTTCTCAAAATCCGTACATCTAACTTCAATTTTTCTTACCAT